AACTCGTAATTTTCAAACATTTCAGCTATATTCATTTCGCTATTCCGTTACGATGCACAACGTATATATCTCGTTCCATTGCGCTTAATCTTTTATCAATAGAGTAAAGTTCAACGGTTAGTTTTGTCAACGAATTTTCGATGCTATTCACCTTCTCGGTTATCTTATCCACTTGCTGAATTAGGCGGTTAAGGAAATACGCTATTATCGCCACGAATATTCCCCCGACCGTTATTAATATAGTAATAGTAGGAGGATTCATATTAGCATCTTTTTTTTCTTTGGTTGTTAAATGCAGAATCAAAATTCACATCTACTGGTAAAGCCTCTTTAATGTTATGGCGCGGTTCAAACCCTCCACTACATTTTACATAGATTCCAATGAACTCATCAGGATTAAGGCTGTTATAATCAGTCATTAATATCTCGTCTGCTTGAATTATATCAGTCTTCACAAAGCCTCGCGTATATTGGTCAATAGGCTTTAGTTTTAAAATGTACTTTTCCTTTTGCTCATCAACTACCCATTGCTTTTGACCGTTGCGAAATTCAACATCTTCGCGCGTGTATTCGCTTGTCGAGAAACCAAACATTCCTTTAAGTCTTATTTGATTGTACCAATTAAGCGAATTAAAATCTATGTAATCGGTTTGTGAACCAGCAGCGCCACGAATACCATTAGTGTACGTTTCTATTCTTACCGTTCCATTTATCAAAGCTGGCGAATATTCCTCTAAGCAAAATTCATTTGAATAAATTGCCGCGTTACCCAGCACCGTTGTTATGCTGCATTTCACGCGATATAAGCCGCTGTTATGCGCTATTATAACATCACGCATATTAAGTAAATAACCTATGTATTTACGCGCGTCTTCATCGGTATTAAATGAGAGCGCATAGAACGTTCCAAAGTCATCGTTATCTAAAGTCTCAACATCCGTGAAATCGCCGTTACTATCGCCCTTCTGCAAGGTTAAAACACCCACAGAAACTAAAGCGGAAAGCACAAATAAGAATGAGGTCTTATCATTCTTTAATTCCGCATCATCAGCGGTGGAAGCAAAGAAGGTAGTATTTGAGCAACATTGAGCAACTGAGGAAGTAGGTATAATTCCACTAATAGTCGGCACTGCTGCAACTGGATCAGTCGAAACAATGGTGAAATTAGCCTTTATGCATTCTCCCGTTGGCATATTTTAATCTGCTTTTTCTAATTCTACTTCAATCTTTTGTAACTCCTCAACTAATAATTTAGCTGCACTCAAAGCGTTATCATGCACCGCCTTTTCAACGGGCGCCTTAGCGCTTACGCTGTAAATGAAATTCACCGCATCAATTAAATTTTGTTTTTCTGTTTGTTTCATAATGTTTGTTTTTTAAATGTTATACTAAAGGCACTTCAATTATACTAATTTTTCCATCAAATTCAGGCTCTACCGATACAATAAATGCAATTAAAATTTGAGTCGAAATATAGATTGTTGAATATACGGGCGAATTGTTATCCATCACCACAGGAAAGGTATAAATCTCTGTGCCATCTTCATTGAAGCAAGGTATTGAACTAAACATTGATGCTGGTAATTCTTTGAATTGAATTAAGTCCGCAAAGTCATTTATAGTCCACTCTACATCATAGTTAATAGTGCCATTAAGTGAGCCGTATGGCTTTACTTTGCCTTTAACTATTGTTCCGTTTGGAATTTCTAAACCGCTTGTTGCGGTTAGCGTCATTGTGTCGTCTTTTGTAAAAGTTATCATATCGCTTGTTTTTAAATTAATTAAACATCATCATCATGTTGCCCGTTGCCCCTCCATTAGTAGCCTCTCTTATTGCTATTCTGTAATTTGTTATACTGCCAGCATCTGCTCTTGTTGTAACATTTTGCGCCCCTCCACTTAACCCCGTTGCCGACCACGCACCCTCAACAATAACATTTGTATTATGTCCATTGAACGATGGTGTTCTCGATGAGCCTCCTATGCTATAATCTGTATTCTGAGCATTAGCACTCAAACCCGTTGCGTAAATTACAGAATTAGCGACTATCGTTAACGATTGCGAACTTGGTGTGGTTGCTGAATCAGTAAAGGCAGAAGTATCTAAAGCACCAGCTCCTGTAAATGATTGAGCCATTATGCTTGTACTATTAAATTGGCTACCACTAAAACTTACCACTATGTTATTGCTGCCCGTTGCTGGCGCTTGTAAGTAATACGCTGCAACTCTTTGTGATGAACCAACCACATTGTTATTGCTTATCAATGTCATTGCTATACCAGCGTAAGTAGCACCACTAAAATTCACGGAATTGCTCATTGTTATACACACCAACAAAGTGCGGTCTGAACCCGTATTTTGAGTATGCGCCAATGTCTGCGTAGTCCCGTTTGGGTTTGCATTAGATGTAGTTATATTACCAAAAGCTATTGCCATATTTTAAGCCTCTTGTGCTGTTGCTATTGCATCCCATTTAGTGTCCGCAGCGTTATAAACACAAGCTATATATAAAGTTTTATTAATTACAGTTGTTGTTGGTAATGTTATGCCAATAGCACGATAAATAGCATTGTATGCTAAAGTCCTTGCTGTGCCATTATCTTTAATTCTAATCATTAATTTTTGCCCTCCCGTTGGTGTTCCCGTTGGTGCGCCAAAGGTAGCATTAGCAGCCAAAGCAGTTAAATTAAATTGACCATCTGCATCAGCGTTTGGCGTTGGTGTTGCTGAACTTGCTGTATTTAACTGTATTGGTGCGCTGATACTAATTACACGACCACCAAAAGTCGAAACTTTATCATCTGTTATTGTTAGAATTGCAGCACTTGAACTGTTTTGGAATAATGCCGTTGTTGTTGCAGAAGTTGAGCCGCTGCCTTTAACTTGTAACCTTGCCGTTGGTGAACCAGTTCCTATTGCTACATTTAAAGCATAGGCTGTATCGTTAACCGTTGCCGTAATTGCTGTGCCTCCCAAAATGACAGCACGCAATACAGAAGCATTTACAACGTTTGCCGTTCCTCCGATTATGCAACTATAAGCAGCCAACGCCGTCACTCCGTTATTAAATCCACCCAAAACTGCGCTATAATCTGCTGCTGCCGTACTTGCAAATCCCATTGACATAGCATATATACCCGAAGCTACTGATTGATTCCCTAAAGCAGTTGACGCAGCACCTGAAGCCGTATTATTACTACCCATTGCAAAAGAACAAAGACCGCTTGCTGCATTCCCTTGACCTCCTGCTGCCGCTCCAGCGTTACCATTAACAGTATTACTGTTACCCCATGTTAAACCACCGTAACCATTAACAGTAGAAGCACCAAATGCCGCAGAATAAGCCCCGTTGGCTACCGCCCCTTCGCCCCACGCTATTGAATTTCTATTATTCACCGAAGAACCAGAACCCCCCACAATAGAATTTGTCGAACTATTTGTTGCACAACCGTTATTGGATATATTCGTATCTGCTTTAATTACTAAAATATCATCACCAGCCAAATTTTGAAATATTAATTTGTCCGATGACGTATTACCGAATAGGGTATAACTTCTCTCTGCTGCATCGGCTGTAAGATTTGCGTTACCTAAGTTTGAAGATGAAATTGTTGCATATTCTAAGGCAGTTGCCCCAGCGTTAACCCTAACCACTTGCAAGGCAGTACCTAACGAAGCAGTAATATCACTAATCGCCAACGCAGCCCAATTTGCTTGACCTATTGACGTAATACTTTTTAAGAATTTACCCGTACCTTCAGAGCCATCAACTAATCTAACAGAATATTTAGTGCCAGCGTTATAAGCGCGAATGTAAGCCCCCGTAAATGTTGCCGATGCTTGGTTGCTTGTTGCGTCCGCAGTTGCAACTAACCCGTAAGCAATACCACTTGACGCGTTGCCTTGAAAAAAGCCCCCAACATTAGAACCAGCAGCAACAATAGAAGTTGAAACCGTAACAGATTCACTTGCTGCCATTCCTCGCACTCCTAAATTTGTGCCAGCACTTGAAAGTAAAGCGTTACCAAATATACCTACATTTGAACCAGTATTTGCGTTTGTTGCTGAGCCTGATATACCGAAATTATTACTACCACTTACGGCATTATTAACCACTCCTAAGCCAACTAATTTATCTGAATTAATATATAATTTGTATGAAGCGTCAATGGCGTTATTGATACTTACATTTGAACCATCATCACGAAGTAAACTATTCGCCAAAGTACCTGATGAACTGAATTTACTTATAAAATTAGTGGTGCCGCTTCCCGTTAATATGCTGCCATCTGCAATGATTTCAGTTAATAATACAGAGTAGTTTAATTTGTCCGATGAATACACGTCAGGCGAAGTGCTTATAAGTTTTGAAACGTCCATTAAATCACCACTCGCAAGCGATGAAACAGAGGTTGCGTATTGACTAATTTTTAAACTCATACAAACAAATTTACTTTATATTTTAACTGCCTATTTTATTTATTCTAATTGCTTGTAAATCCCAGCTTCCGTAACCTTGAAAATACCAGCTTCTGTTATCTTACCATCGGAAGGACTACCGTTGTATATCCTGGCGTAAATGGTTAATTTGCCATTACTTGGTATATTGTTATTATTCAAGTATGCCGTTGCCGTTATCTCGTTTCCGCTCAACACTAATTCAATCAATCCGTTGTTATCGTTATTCTCAAACCATTCATTCGCTGGTACGGCATAAAGTGAATCTATTGTGTGTAATCCGCTTACACCTCCACTCTCGTAAACCTCAGCACCAAAGCGGACAAACACACCGCCCAAATCCACCGCGTAGGTATTCTCAAACACCGCGACTATTTTAGTTTTGGCGAAGCCTTGCACAAATGAATCTACTCCATCGGTCAGCTCGTTATCGTCGAGGTCGTAAGCCTTTAAAGTCTTTACTATCCAATCTGCACCTGTTGAATAGTTAAACGCGTCTAAGGTTATTTTATCCTCGAAGGTTAACGGGTTGCCGTTATTAATTACATCTAAACTCACATAACCTTTAATGTTGAAAGGCGCTGCATCGTATCTGTACCATAAATTATTAAATCCGTTGTTAGGCAAAGAAGTATCGTAAAAAGCAGCGTTCACACCTAACAATGCTTTCCAATATTCCCAACGAAATAAAATAGGGAAATTTACTTCGTAATAATAAAGCGAGCCAGCATCTAAATCACTCCTTCTTTTTACTACTATATTTTGGAAAAAGTCTTCACCACTTGGCACGAATGGGCGCGCTTGGTCAATGTTAATTTGTGTAATATCGCTAACCTTAGGCTGTGTGCTTAAATCAAAAGTAAACACATCTAAATCGAATGAATCACCTGATGAATTTTCTACTATTATTTTAGCTGTTATAGTTTCAAAGGTTGTGTCCGCTTCGTAATCGTAAGCAATTATAGAGCGTATCACTATCGCATCTGTTGGAAATGCCTCAGTAACTGCCACACCATCTTGCGGTTGGTCTGCCATCGTTACTATGTCGGTATTAAAAGCAATAAGCCCATCGTTAGAAGTATCAATATAAAGGTCGTCAGCATCAATTAATAGTGTTACCCTATCAGCTACTGCGATAGTTAACGCTTCATCTAATACATCGAATGTCATGCAATACCTTTTACCACTTAGCGCGGTTAAAAATGTAACATCGCCAGCATCAAATTTGAAGTTGCCCGTTACTCGAATAACACTTGAACTAATAAATTCTACATTTACATTTTCAATGTATAAGCCATCTACAAAGGTCGCGTTGTTGGTTACTAAAGTTTGAATCCTATCTATGTAAAAGTTCTCCTCTACGGTCTTCGTTGCATCGGTGTAATCAATCTCATCACTCAGCAAAGAGAAACCTAATATGCAAGGTGTAGTGTTAATGACAAACGGCGAATCGGTTGCGTTGGTTACATCAAATGTAAACGTGTTTAAGTTCTCGGTAATCTCAACGCTTGGTAGTGTTATATTTGTAGGTGTTTTGTGAACTATTGCCGTATGAGAATAGTTAGTTAATTGCGTGTTGAAGTTCTCATTAAACCACCCCACATTCCCATTATCTCCAATGAATGAGCCTATCTGCTTTTTATTTGGGTCAGTCTTAAAATATAGCCCCTCAAAGGAAGCAATGTATTTAAGTGAATTTGTGTTTTGAAAATTGTACGGAGGTATCAAACTTTGAAGGTCTGTAAATTCGCCCTCCACATAGTAAGGGATTACCAAAAAATCGTGAACGATAGTAAAGTATTGATAGTATGCATCTGTTCCGTTGCCTACAATAGTAGCGCCGCCCGTTTGCCAACTCTTCGCGCCTATCCCCTCAAAATTTACTATTGTCGCGGTATCTGTTGCATCTAAATCAAAGGCGAAATACTTTTGTATGCTTGCGTCAATTTGACTCACATACGATGGCGCGTTTGCGTTTTCGATTAAATTATAAAAATAGTTTAATGCCGTTATTGGTGTTGTCCCTACTATCTCCGCTGTTGTGCTTAACTCATTCACTAATGACGTGCTTACTCTTATCTCGCTTACACTAAGCACATCGGTAATTGTGTACGTTCCATCATTTGATGCCGTACCTGTTACTACTATTGTATCGCCCAACTGAAATTCAATAAATAAGGCAGCGTTAGATTTGATTATCTCTGCTGAGGTTGGGTATCCGCTTGTCGGCGCAAATTGTATTTTTGCAGAAGTCGAAGCAAAGGCAAACCACCCAATGGCGATTTCTACCGTAGCAGTTACACCGTTAAGCACATTGCCTAACAAGTAATCTGTTGAACCAGCTTGTAACTCACTCGCGAATGAAATACTATTTATTTTGATTCCCATAATTCTGCATCTTGTTAAGCGCCCCGTTCAAATTATCCATTGCTTTTTTTACATCTTTTCCTTTCAAAATTTCTTTAGCTTCTTTCTGCTTATCAGCTGGTAAACTGCTTATCATATTTTCTGCTAACGAACTAAATAGCGATGCGTTGTTGGCTATGTTAGCCACTAACTCCATTGCCTTTTTAAAGTCGTCTTGATTAATTGCCTGTTGCTTCATTTGTTATTGCTGCTTTAAAATTGTTGTAGTACAGGGTGTTCACTCTGTACTTAATATTTGCGTTCTGATTGTAAATGTCCCACTCCAAAGAATCCATTATCGCGCTCTCTCCAAAATTAGTTATTATTCTGTTATCCAATTTCACTTTCTCATAGTCGTCGAAACAAAAAGGCACTTTATCGTGCTGCTTTAAAATGTACTGATTGTGTATTCCGCTAATTGGCATGAACGAATCAATAAATTTGTAGTTTTCCCACACATATTTTGCGTTGAATGTTTCGACTACATCGGTCTTGCGTGGTATCGCACCCTCGTTAATGATAAACATTTTAGGCACGTCTACAAAGTCATTTTCTAACATTAACATTCCTATGCGGTCAGTTATTAAAGAACCTAATACAACGGGCGCAATCTTTGTTGGTGCAACAATATTAAAAGGAATGTCAATGCCTAAATTTCCTAAGAAATCTACAAAGTCATTAATAGCTTCAATCACCGCATTAATTCCCTCAATCACTCCGTTTACTAAATAAACAATCACATTAACCGCCGCGCTGAACGTGTCAAATATTACTTTAAATATCTGCTCAGGTACGGTTAATTCTGTTTTTCTTTTGCCAAGCGAAAAAGGTATATTCACCGTTTCGTATCCCTTAAATAATAAGTTCTTTTTGTTGCCTACTATATTCGGTTGAAACGTGATTTGATACGCTGTACCCGTGTAACTATCAATCGTATTCTTATCGTTTATGTCCGTTTGAAATTTAACGTAAAAGCCGCTATTAAAATCACTTGTATTGAATCCGTTATAATCGTTGCGAAGGTCAGGAAGTTGATAGGTAGTAGCTGGGTTTAAATCGTAATCTCTACGCTCAAAAATTAGCTTCCCGTTATCAATTATAATCTTCGCGTTAAATATCAATCGCAAATCTCTAAGCAGTTGCCCAAATGTCCCTCTGTAATAACCTCGCATCTCAGGTTCGTTAGGATTAAGAAAGCCCAAAATTCCATCTGTGTCAGGGTTTTGGTACTTCTCAGGCAATATAACCAAGTCTTTTAATTCGCCACTAAATATCGAACTTTGAAATGTATATCCAAAATGAGAGCAACCGATTGTTAATAGGTCTTTAACTCTCATTCCTTGATGGTACTTTATCGGTTGTATAATGTAGTTGAACGCATCGTAAATCAACTTGATAAGCGAAGCGATTAACGTGATTGTATACACTATCGCAGCTATCAATTTAATGATGCCAGCAATCGCGTTTACTACTCCCGTAATATCCGCTATCGCATCTGAATATAATACCCCGACTTTCGATAATTCAATGGCAATAACAAAGGCGCTTATCGTTGCTAAGAATGCCTCGCTTCCTTTCGGCAGCGTGTTAATGACGTAAGGTATATTTATAAATTTATTGCTGAATAAAGCTGGGTTAGTATCGTATAAGAATTGAAAATCTACGCTATCAGCAGTTTCGTTAAGCCAATCAATCTTATGCGTTTCTTTTGCGCTTGCCGTTATGTCATTGCAGCTCACCTCAACATTATCGCTTAAATCTAAATACCCATCAAAAATCGTTTGCACCGTTCCCAAATGGTTGAGGTCAATCCGAAAAGGCAGCCCCTCAAATATCCCAGCAGTAACACCGTAAGAGCCGTAAATAGTAGCGCCGCCGAGTAAACCCCCATCAATATAATCTTGAATAGTTCCAGCGTTATCTCTAACAAAACGCCATTTATTAATAGAAACCTGTGCAGTCGGCGCATCTTTATCAAAGTTTAATTGAATGGATAATTCCTTTTGGTTTGCTGGTGGTTCAATGAGCGCACCATTTAGATAAAATAGTGTTTTCATAACCTTCTTTTTCCAGTTGTTACGTGCTTAATAACTTGCTTCATTCCATCTTTTACAATCTCCTCTACTCGTTCACCTTGCGCGTTCCAATTTACCTTTATCTCTTGTTTGTTTTTGATGGCTTTCTCTAAACTATCGAGCTTTGTGTTTAGCGTGTAAATTATCGCAGCACTCTGAAAACTATTCCCGTTTACCTTCATAGGCGCATCCATGTCAGGCAATATCATTTGCTTTACATAATCATCTACTAAGCCCTTATTCATAGCTGTAACAAGTCCGCTATACTTAGAGGTCGCCGAAGCAGTAACCACCGATTCACCATGAGAGAACGCGATTAAATTACTATCACTCGTTCCCGTTCCTTTGCCTTGAAAGTTCTCTACACCCTCAGCAAATGCACCCGCGATTGTTGAACTTATTGCCTTTGCTATTAATGTGTCAGCTAATGCACCAGCTAAGGCAGCTGAACTGCTTTGATTCTTATCTAATCTACTTTGATAGCTTCCTAAGAACGCGCCAGCTAATTGCAAAGCCTCTTCGCGTTTTCTCTCCGCTTCTTTTTCACGGGCTAATTTCACCTGTAATTCCTCACGCTTTTTCTCTTGGTATGCCAACGTGTTATCCAAACCTTTTGCCGCCAGCTCTTGCTGTCTTTGTATTGCGTCGTCTTGCTTTTTAATTTCAGCATTTAAACCGTTTTGTACTATCTCGCTTCTTCTTTTTGTCCCTTGCTCAATGCCTTGTAATACTTGTTGCTGTACCTTCCTTTCTTGTGCTATTTTCTCATCAGCTAGTTTTTGCAATCTAACTCTTTCTTTTTCACTTTCTTCTTCATAAAGTTTTTCCGTTTCTGATATTAAATCTTCAACTGCCTTCACTTCTTCTTGTGCCGCATCCTCTATTGCTTTTTGCCTAGCCTTTATTCTCGCAACTTCTTTATCGTATTCTTCTTGATTATGCTTTGCCATTTTATCTGCGGCTTCTTGCTCTTTATCTTTAATTTTTTTAATAGCCTCTAATCTTTTTTGCTCTCGTTCTATTGCATCTTTTTTTATTTGGTCGTCAAAAGCTGAAAGCTTTGCGTTATTCTTTTTATTCTCATCGTAAAAAGTTCTTTGCGCATCGTATACTTTAGCGTATAACTCATTGACAAGTTTGAATTCATCTTCATATCTATTTCTTGCCGTTTTAATTGCCTCACTAGCATTCTTTTTTCCTGCCTCATTAGCCTCTAAATATTTAATAATCTCTGCGTCTTTAAGTCCGTTCAGTTTAGCTAACTTGCTTATTTCAATGCTAACTCTGTCAGCAGCAAAGATATATTCTTGTTGCACCTCATCTTTACTTAATGCTATTGCCTCTTCTAAATATTTTCTTCTCTCATTTATACTGTATTTTCTATCAGCCGCATTAAATTCTAATTGACTAATTTTTAATTGATTTTTTGATTTTTGAACTAAATAATTGCTTTCTTTGTCTTCCAAATCATCTATTGCTTCAATATATTTTCTAGCTGCATCCGTAGCATCTTCAAAATCTTTAGCGTTACTGCTTATAGCTTCTCCAAATTTTTCAGCTGCTAAAGTTGGGTTATCATCAAATAACGCGCTTATAGCATCTATTAATAGCAATGCTCTTTTTCGTAAAACGTCAACAATCGCACTCACTTGTTCTAACCTTACTGCCCATTCAGTAGCACCACTATCTGTTGATGTGAACGCTTTAAATAGTCCGTAAACAGCAGCAGCAACAGCCGCAATAACTAGAGCTGCTGGATTTGTTGCTAAGGCTTTTAATTGAGAGCCTAGCCCGCTAACGCCATTTGCAGCGTTACCGAGCGGACCGCCCAAGCCTTGCAATGCACTCTTATAATTTCCAACACTTCGCGTATGTTCACCTACCGATTCCTCAGCCTTTCTTACGCTTGTATCTAACTTCTTAAATTCGTCGGTTAATGCCTTAGGTGCTTTGCCTCCCTCCGCACTAATGTTCTTTAATTCTTTTTTGATTTGCGCCAGCCTAACGACTTGTTTCTCGTAAGTGGTAGTAAGGTCTGAATTTAACTTTACTTGCTGCGTAACCTCTTGACGTTGCTTTTGACGTGCTAAATTCTCTTGTGCTTGAGCCGCTGTTAAATCCTTTGATGCTTTCTTTTGTTTTTCTGTTACTGATTCTAAGGCTGCAATTTGTTTTTGAAGTTCAGCAATTTGCGCCGTTAACTTCTTAACGTCTTCAACAGATTGAGGTGATGCAATAGCGAAGCCATCAGCAGTAGTCTTGGTCTTTGTTTTAAGAGCGTTTGATATTTCGGTGATAACCTTTAATAATTCTTTAGCTTCGGCTACTGGTGTTGTAAACGCATCATCCGCGATTATGTCTTGCCTTGTTATCTTACCGCTTTCAGCCATTTTGTTTTGGTCTTATTTTCTTTAATGCTTTGAAGTAGGTGTAGTATTCAGCTACACTAATCTTTTTTATATTAATCTGAAATCCCATTTCGTGTTCCAACATTCCTTTAATTTCATAGAAGTCGGCACGCTCTGTTGTTTCTTTTTTTAATGCCTCAATCTCCAGCTCGCAAATCTTGATGAACGCGTTTAAACTTCTGTCGTCTGTGAGCGCCCTTCTCGCTTGTAATAACACTAATTCCTTTTCCTTTTCTAAAGTTCTTATGAACGATTCACTAAAGCCGAAACGCTCTATAAATTGTGTCATTATCTTATCCCCAAAGTAATTAACCAAAGAACCTATTTTTCGCGTCTTACTTAAATATGTATTATCCTTTTCCTCGTGCCATTTAAACCAATCATAAATTGGCATATCTTCAATGCTATCCCAGTATTTGCGCCCGTATGCTTTCAATAAAATACGGTGTAATAAGTTCGCTAACCATTGCTTTACTTTCTTTGCTAAGTCCAATGACTTTAGGGTAAATTTGCGCCAAATCCGTATCTTCTTTGATTGCGTTGGCTGTGATTCTGAACCCGTCATTTTCTAACTTTATCTTAAATGATTTGTAAAACTCGCCTGTATCTTTTAAGGTTATGTGGTCTGTGCGTCCATCGTTGCCTAAAGTCCTTGCTAAAGGCTTCCAATAGCTGACCGTTATTTGTGCATATTGCCCTAAACTATTTCCTTCGCTATCTATCCCTCCTTCGTACATTTGCTCTAAATTGAAATCAATTATCTGCGCTTGTACGTTGCTATCCTTCAATATTTCAACAAACAATTTATCAGCCTTTTTTTCAATGCCGATTATTCTTTTAAGCAAATCAGCCAGCGCCTTCATTTGCTACTCTTCTATAATCTTCTTTTTCTTTTTCTTTTCACTTGGTACGGCTAAATCTGTATTCTCAGGCGCTGCCTCTAATACGTCTTCCTTCCACACAATACCTTTAGCTTTGCACTCTGCCTTTAACGTCGCCCAAATCTTATCTAAGCCATCTGTAAGATGCACGTTACCTTTGTACATTGATACAAATTCATCTTTGGTTAAACATGAAACACCGTAAAGCGCCCACGTTATGCCGCCAACTTTTAAAAATTCGTTTTCTTTTGCCATGTTTATTTAGTTTAAAAAAGGGAGAGCCTAAGCCCTCCCCTTAGATTATATAGTGATAGTGTTAGCTGTAACAGCTGTAAAGTCAAAACCATCTTTAGTGATGGTCAACCTCAACACGTCTGCAACCGTTTGCGAAGCATAACTAATTGTGTACGTTCCATCAGGCGCTTCAACAGCACTTGTGATAGTTACGTTTGCGCTATCAGTAACATTGTAAAGAGCCATGTCGCCAGCTACTAAGCCTTCAACTAATAAAGGATTCACGAATGTTCCAAAGATAGTTTTAAGCGTTGCTTTGAACGAAGTTTGACCGATTGCAGAATATACAGAAGTAACATCTAACAAGCCATTTAACAAGCTAATATCAGTCGTCATTTCGTCTGCTTCCAAAGTACGAAGTCTTTCGTCTTGTACATCAATATGCCAGTCAAAGCCTAAGTTAATTTTCTGAGTTATCGCACCTGAACCAGTCTTAACTAAGATTGCCATTAAAGAGCCGTTATCAATTCTGATTGGCGCTAAGAAACCATCGTTAATCATTTCACCAACTAATTGTTTTGATTTAGTAATGCCAAACAAACCCGAAACTTTACATTTCTTATCGTTTATTTTACCTACCATTTGAGGAGAAACAGCACCAGCGTTATTGCCTAAAGTAGTAATAATTGTCTTAACTGAACGAATACCAACTTGGCGCTCAATTCTCGTTTTGTCATCAAAACTTTCAAAGTCAGAATCCGCGCGCTCATCTATCATGTTCTTAACGAACGGTAAAGGATACCAACGAAGCGTTTCGTCAGCGTTATTCACCAAAGCGGTAAAATAAGCCAAGTTAAACGTATCAGATAAATCAATTTCATTGATAGTTCCGTCTGCTTTAAAAAACGATACTTCGATGAATTTCTCCACTACTTCCATAATGGGGGTACAGCCAAACCCTGTATTTGCGACTGTAAGACTGCAACAATTTGCCATGATTTCTAATTTTAAAAATTTATATTAATTAATAGTTCAAATTTACTTTTTATTCTTATTGCCTAATTTATTTTAGCAGTAGCCAGCACAATCGGTAGGCTTCCGCAATTCCAAAGATATACGCAGTTCAACACCGCTCAATTTATCCTCGAATAGTGTAGCCTCAAAACCTTTGTTGTTCACATACACACCAAAACGAGAGAGGTTAGTTAGTTCGTAATCTCTTATCTGTTGCACGCGCACTTGTTTGTTTAGTGTGTCAATAAAGTGCTGCGTTAATCTTTGCATCGGCTTAATAGAATTAGAATAGAAATCATCTACTTCCCAGTTCTCAAAGTCAGCGTGAGTAAGAAAAAACAAACGTAAATCACTCACGCGCTCAAACTCATCTACATCTTCGTTAAACCTTTCGCTAAACACCTCCAATAAATAAACTAACGGTGTTTTGTCCGTATCAAACTGCCTCTTGGTTAAGGTTATATTTGTTTCTTTTACCGTTCCATGAAAAAAGTAAACCGTTGGTAAAGTGAATGATGAAACCACGATGGCACTTGCGCCCGATAGCGTAATCACACAGCCCGATATTGAACTTACGGTGTAATCGTTGCCACCTATTGACAGAATTATGCTTGGTTGAATCCACTTTACGTCGTCAACGGTTATGGTGTACACACCGCCTGAGGGATTGGTAGTGCTTAGTATTGTTATTGTTTTGTCAACATCGTTCAGCACGTCGCCTAAATAGTCTATTATGTCGGTCTTGTACGTCATAGTATTGCGCTGTATTTAGGTTGTAATTCCAAGCCATCGTATTCGGTATAAGTCGCATTGTTTTGCGATATATAATATTGCACCGCCTCCCAATCTGATATGATTCCGTTGTGTCTTATTTCACCCATACGCGCTGCATTTTCTCCACTCATTATAATACTTACATCCGCTGTTGCCTTTGCCACTCCGCTCTGTGAATGGTGCGACTGAGTACCTTGTACATAAAGGCAATAGATAATGCCTTTCAATATCTCCTTCATTCCTCTGCTCTCGAATATCCTTCCCGTTACCCAATTCTGACCGTTTAAAAACACTCCCGAATTTAAGCCACTAACTTGAATTGCTAAAGGATTATAAATAGCTAAATACCTTGCACCAACAGGCGCGTTATTTACTACGGTAGCGATAAACAAATCGCCCAGCTCTAAGCCTAATAACTTGCGAATAAATGTCTTTTCGAACTCATCAATATACGCTTGTAATATTGGTGTTGTGTAACTCGTTTGCGCTATCGCATAAAGTCCAGTAAAGTCTGTTGTTTTAACTAAAATTGATGCCATAAAATAAGTTTAAAAAAAAAGGGTAGGTAATCACTCCTACCCCAACAAGCAAAACAAACGTCTTATATAATCTTCGCGATGCCTTTAGCTATTAAATTAGCTGCAATATCACCGCTCTCTTTATAGATTTCACCAACCTTTAAGTGTTGGGTATCTTTGATGATTTCGATTGATACGTTGCCTTTTATCTCAGCAACTTGCACAACCTCAATTATCACATCTTCTTTTATTTTCTTTGCCATAAATTAAATATTAAAGGGTAAGGTGTTTTACTTCCTTACCCGATTAACTAAGCGTTTAATGCTGCCTTAGCAGTCGAGAATGAACCCGTTACTAATGACAACACTCTGTTTGAAGGAATGTAGCAAACCAATCTCATCTCCGCAAGGATAGTGATTAAGTTCTTAGTAAAGTCGTCATTTTCGTTACCCATTGAAATGGTTGCATCTTGACGCATTCTTACATTTACTTGGTTGAAATCACCTAATAAGAAAGTACCAGCAGTTACACCAGTATTTTTAATTACAGGAATGCCAGCAAAAGTAGTAACACCGTTGCTCACTAAGAATAATGAAGGTGCAACATAACCGTTTGTAGTATCTTTTGTCAACTCCATGAACGTCGCATCTGTTGGGTGCAACACGATTGCAGAAGGCAAGTAGTTAGCAGCCTCAACTTGATTTATTGCAGTACGCAATACATCGAAGTTGTTAGCAGCAGTTCCGAAAGTACCAGCAAATGAACCAGCAGCATAAGTAGTTGCCTGAGTAGTAATACCGTTTAAGTTAGGTGTTGTTCCGTTACCGCCTAATACTTGAGCATCTGCTTTTAAAGCGATTAACTCAATTAGGTTGTTTCTGATTTCCGCTTCCATGAAAGCAACGTCATCTAACATTTCCAAAGAAACTTTAGTGTAAGCCGTTACCTTTTCTACTTTAGCAGATTTCTCGTTAACATCAAAATCTTCTTGAGTCTTTGCAGCACCCTCAGCAGTCATGCCAGCAGTTCCTGGGTCGTTGTTAGCCATTTCAGCCCATTGAACGTACATCTTATCAGTACGACCAAAGTTAGTAAGGTCAATAATAAATGGTCTACGTCTGTGAGTAGCAACTAAGCCAGCTGAGAATGAAGCTAATTGGTAAGGAATACTGTTAGTTCCAACTGCATCGATGTTTGCAGTAGTCATAGTGCCAGCAGCCTTAACATTAATTTGCGCGCTAAAGCCTTTTTTCTTCATTTTTTCAGCGCCATTTTCTTTGATGATTGCTTTGTAACCATCAACAAATTGGTCAGCTAATGTCTTGTATGAATCCGCTTTAATAAATGCTGCTTCGTTTGCTGCTTTCAACTTAACGATTTCACCGTTCACTTCACTTTTCAATTCATCTTTAGCCGCTTTCACAGCCTCTAATTCAGATTTCAATGAAGTAATTTCATCTTGAGATGCGCTCTTTGCAGCGTCTAATTTTTTACCAACTTCTAAGTTGATAGCGCTTAATAAAGCGTCTTGCTCTTGTTTTTCCATTTTTTAGAAATTTAGATTTTTAATAATTGCGTTAATGTCAAATTTTGGTTTTATCGTTTCGCTTGATTTTGCTTCGCTCGGCACTTTTGCAAGTGTGGACTTATCAAAGGTTTCTGCTACTTCAATCTCTTTTAATATTTGCTTGAATTGTTTAATTTGCAACTCAAACGTGCTCAACATCTCTTCGCTTTGCATTCCGTTTTTAACGGTATATTCAAGCTGGTTAAGTTTACTTACTAATGCTAAAGTCATTGATTCCTTACTGCCGCTTTTAACACCTAAGAAAGGAGTAAGAGAATTTGCACCAAAGGCAACTGTTGAACCCTCGAATAAATTTATTTCTTTTACTATATATAAGTAACCAAACTTTTCCGCTTCGTCAGGATTCATTAATTTACTAACTACTTCGTTCCACGCAACGGGATTCTTTTCCGATTCGATTAATGAAAGCTGGTTGTATTTGAAACCGATTGAATGGTTATCATAAATGCCCTCTTTATAATTAATCAAAGTATCATTCCCCAAAGTAGTGTTGGCTATCTTAGATTCAAAGTAAATGCCTGTAATACCGTTCTTAGTCGTTTCCTCAAGCACTTGCAACTTACCTACTAAGGTAGTCAAGTCGTGATTTAATGCGTGCTTAATCTTAGCCACCGCGTTGCTGTTAACTCCACGCTCTTCGATTGACTTCTTAGCCGCGCCCATGATTAACACGTCTTTATCTGAGTCAAAAAAGTTATACGAATTAAAGAAGCCCGTTACTATTCGTGATGAAGTGCTAACGTCTATAATATTAGCATCCGCATACTTAACAGAATAGTGAGCCGCTTTCTTTTCGGCTTCACTAATTATATTTTGTTTTATTGCGTTCATGCAGTATTTTATTTAGTCAAAAATAAAGACTTTATTAATTGCCTAATTTTTATTTTAATTGATATACTTTTTCGCATCTTCTATATCGCACTCCATAACACCGCTGAGAATGTTTATTGCCACATCACGGCTTATCTCGCCTCTACCTACTGCACCATTCAATAAAATGATTGTATTAATGTTGATGCTGTTGGTTTCTGCTTCTGTTTTCTCGGCTTGCTCTTCCATTTGTTTATCCTCTTGTAATACTGGCACGTGGTCGTAACAAGCCTCTAAGTATAAGCCTTGCTTAAACAAGCCCAGCGCATTATTCAACGTATTAATAAAGTCATCTGCTTGAGGTTGTATAGTGTTTTGATATGTTGCCTTTAGTCCGTTATTCTTATTCTCAAACGTCGCCCCTTTAGTGCTTGGAAATAAGTCCCTATCAGCACCGTAAGCCGCACAAATGCTTTGAAAATCGCTCTCGATACATTCCAATAGCATTAAGTCCTTCATTGGGAAACTCATAGGCTGCCACTTCAATGAGCTGTTGGTAATAATCTTTCTTTTTTGACCATCGAATATCCCGTAAGTCCTATCCATTTCGCGCGTTATTCTCTCACGCTCTTCTTTGCCTAAAGGTATC